TTATTTTACGTGAAGAAAGGCAGCGAGAAGCCGAACGGCAACCTGCCTTTAATGTGCCGTATCACGGTGGACGGCGAGATTAAACAGTTCAGTTGCAAGATGGACGTTCCCCCACGGTTGTGGGACGTGAAGAACAGCCGTGCTTCGGGCAAGAGCGTCGAAGCACAGAAAATCAACCTTGCGGTAGATAAAATCCGTGTGGAGGTAAACCGCCGCTATCAAGAGTTAATGCAGACGGACGGTTATGTTACCGCCGCCAAACTCAAAGACGCCTATCTCGGTATCGGCGTCAAGCAGGAAACTTTGCTGAAACTGTTCGAGCAGCACAACGCCGAGTTTGAGAAGAAAGTCGGGCACAGCAGGGCGCAGGGTACATTTACCCGTTATCGGACGGTCTGCAACCATATTCGGGAGTTTTTGCCCCATACCTACAGGCGTGAGGATATTCCGTTAAAGGAACTCAACCTCACGTTCATCAACGATTTCGAGTATTTTCTGCGCACGGAGAAGAAATGCCGCACCAATACCGTGTGGGGCTACATGATTGTGTTGAAACACATCGTTTCCATTGCAAGGAACAACGGGCGTTTGCCGTTCAATCCCTTTGCCGGATATATCAACTCTCCCGAAAGCGTGGATAGGGGCTACCTCACCCAAACGGAGATACAGACGCTCATGGACGCACCGATGAAGAACGCCACCCACGAGCTTGTACGGGACTTGTTCGTCTTTTCTGTTTTCACGGGTTTGGCGTATTCGGACGTGAAGAACCTCACCGTCGACCGCCTGCAAACATTCTTCGACGGCAACCTGTGGATAATCACCCGAAGAAAGAAGACCAACACCGAATCAAACATCCGCCTTTTGGACGTTCCCAAGCGTATCATCGAAAAGTACAAGGGGCTGGCAAGGGACGGTCATGTTTTCCCCGTTCCGAGTAACGGAAGCTGCAACAAGATACTCAAAGATATAGGCAGACAATGCGGCTTCAAGGTACGTTTGACCTACCATGTGGCACGCCACACGAACGCCACGACCGTACTTCTGTCGCACGGCGTACCCATCGAAACGGTGAGCCGCCTTTTGGGACACACGAACATAAAAACCACCCAAATTTACGCCAAAATCACCGCCCAGAAGATAAGCCAAGACATGGAAACCTTGTCGCACAAGTTGGAGGATATGAAGAAGAATATCTGCCGAGCCATCTAATTAAAAACAGAATCCCGATGAAAGAAGAAAGGAACATTATCACGATGGACGGGCAGGGCAATATCTCCCTGCCGAGCGATATAGGTGCAACCGCCATGACCGAGCGGGAAATCTGCGAACTGTTCGGGGTTATCGCCCCGACGGTTCGGGCAGGGATAAAGGCACTCTGCAAAAGCGGAGTTTTGAGCGTATATGACATAAAGCGCATTATCCGCATATCGGACAAATACAGCGCGGAGGTTTACAACCTCGAAACGATAGCCGCCCTCGCTTTCCGTGTTGAATCGTTCGGGGCGGCGAAAGTCCGCAAAGTGTTGTTGGAAAGGATTATACACGGGCGAAAAGAGAAAACGAAGGTATTCGTGTCGGTTGTTTCGGACGGCAAGCCCAACAGCCGTTGGAAAGCATGATGATATATCAACATACCAACATGCAAACATGCAAGTCTATCACTATGGTGATATATATTGCAGGTTCTATTCCTCTTTTCAGAGGAAAGCGGAGCAATCATTCCGTTTACAAAGGCAAAGCAAGCACGGGGCTTTATGTCGGCTAAAAGGTCAGGCGGCTGCGCCGTTTCCCGATAAATCTTCCTCTCGCTTCGCTGCGAGCGTATTTATCGGGAAAACCTTGTATCCGACCGCCCCATGCAAAAGAGCCTTTGAAAACGGAAACGACCGCCCCGCCACCCACCGACCGAAAGGGAAAAAATAAGGTGGGGTTATATGGGTAAGCAGACGGCAGGGACAGCCACCGCCGAAAGGCAGACGGGCAGACGGACGGCACGCCACAGGGTATTTACGGAGAAAATACCGTAGCTTATTAGGGAATTTTCCGAGCCGCAATACTACGTATCGCTGAAAATTCCCCAATAAGGCAAGGGGCAAGCCCCTCTGCACACCCCATCGGGGACGGCATTTGCCACCCCCGAAGATACAAAAAATCATTGTTTCACAAGCAAAAAAAGAAAGGAAGAATATATGGGTTTCGTAGTTTTACACATGGAAAAGGCGCACGGCAGCGACAGCGGAACGACCGCACATATCGAGCGTTTCATCATACCGAAGAACGCCGACCCCACACGCACGCACCTAAACCGCAGGCTCATCGAATACCCCGACGGGGTGAAAGACCGTTCGGCGGCTATACAGCGGAGATTGGAAGAAGCGGGGCTGACACGCAAAATCGGAAGTAACCAAGTACGGGCAATCCGCATCAACGTGTCGGGAACGCACGAGGACATGAAGCGGATAGAGGAAGAGGGGCGTTTGGACGAGTGGTGCGCCGACAATCTGAAATACTTCGCCGATACGTTCGGAAAGGAGAACATCGTGGCGGCTCACCTGCACAGGGACGAGGAAACACCGCATATACACGTTACGCTCGTTCCCATCGTCAAGGGAGAGCGAAAGCGCAGGAAAAGGGAGGAACAGACAAAGAAGCGATACCGCAAGAAGCCGACCGACACCGTGAGGCTGTGCGCAGACGATATTATGACACGGCTGAAATTGAAGTCCTACCAAGATACCTATGCCGAAGCGATGGCAAAATACGGGCTGCAAAGGGGCATAGACGGCTCGAAGGCTCGCCACAAGTCCACGCAGCAGTATTATCGGGATATACAGAAACTCTCCGACGACCTCAAAGCGGAAGTGGTGGATTTGCAACAGCAGAAAGAAACGGCACGGGAAGAACTAAGACGGGCGAAAAAAGAAATACAGACCGAGAAGCTGAAAGGGGCGGCAACCACCGCAGCCACCAACATCGCCGAGAGTGTCGGTTCTCTTTTCGGCAGCAACAAGGTCAAGACATTGGAAAAAGAGAACACCGCCCTGCATAGGGAGGTAGCCGGCCACGAGGAAACCATCGAAGCCCTGCAAGATAGAATACAGACCATGCAGGCAGACCACAGCCGACAGATGGCGGAAGTAGAACGGAAGCACCGCAGGGAGATAACAGATAAGGACACAAGGCACAAGCAGGAAATATCGTTTCTGAAAACGGTAATCGCAAAGGCTGCGGCATGGTTTCCCTATTTCCGTGAAATGCTCCGTATCGAAAACCTCTGCCGCCTTGTCGGGTTCGATGAAAGGCAGACCGCAACGCTCGTCAAGGGAAAGCCGTTGGAGTATGCAGGGGAACTCTACTCGGAGGAACACGGACGGAAATTCACGACCGAAAAGGCTGGGTTTCAAGTCGTGAAAGACCCCACGGACGGGACGAGACTGGTTCTTGCCGTTGACCGAAAGCCCATTGCCGAGTGGTTCAAGGAACAGTTCGACAAGCTAAGGCAGAATATTCGCCGACCTATACAACCGCAAAGGAAAAGCAGAGGAATGAAACTGTAATCGGCTTATTGCATTGAGGTACAAAAAAGTACCGTCCACAAATGACTGATGAATCGGTACTTTTTTGTACCTTTGTGGGTAGATTTCAGAAAGAAACCGTATAAAAATTAGAAGTATAGATGAAAATAGATATACCAGAATACAATAAAAACACAGGGCTTCAGCTTTGCTGGGGTGACGGTTATATGATAAAAGTCGCAAGCGAAAATAACAAAGTTGTTATTTCTGCAAATCGAGAAGGGCTTATTTCGATGGTAAATCATCTGCTCAATTTAGCACAGGTAGATGTGCCATGTGGCACACATATACATTTGGACGAATATAATGCACTTGAAGACGGTTCAATAGATTTAATCATTGAGAAAATATGAAACAGTGGAAGCTAATATCATTGTTTCTGATAGAAGCAATAATAATGCTCTATGCAGTTCCTAAAGCCAATGAAGATGAAATCAGTATGCAAGATAGGCTGTTATTTGATTTGTCATTAGCTTTGTTGATAAGTCTGGCAATTTTGATAAGAGAGAATCGCGGTGAACGTAAATCTATTGCCAAACTGTTATTAGTATGCGTTGCTACATATCTTCAAATTGTATATAGTTCGGCATTTTATGAATGGGGAGGAGGTATATGCTTAATCCTGCCGATACTTCAGATTATATTCGGATATACGATATTTAAGTTGTCCCACAACGTTGTGTCGCTATTCGTAGGCTGTTCTAATCTTCTGTTTTCAACGATATGGGCAAATCAGATGTTTGGCATCCTATGGTTTCATAACAGATCCAGCGACCTTGAAACTATGGCTGTAGCTTCTTTGTATGCCGGAGTAGGAGCATTGCTTGTGGTGGTAATCTCGTCAATAATGATAATGAAGTTTAATCCGAAAGACCTTAAAAGCTATGAAACTGACCGATAAACGATTTTGGAAGTTTGAAGCAATCGTGCTGGTATGCACGAGTATCTGCATATTTATATTGTGGATAAACCATTTATTGTGGTTCAATTTCATTGCCTTCGTCTTTTGCTGTCTGTTTCTTGTAGGTGGTGCTATGACATGGAAACTATACAAAGGCAGCCAATGGTGGAAATTGGGAGGGTTTCTATTTCTGAATACAACAGTATTGCTTGCCATTGTGCTGTTCGGCTCTGTATGGGATTGGAATGATAATGGCGAACGTCCTGCAAATATACCTCCTGACGAAGGGCACTACATTACCAATAACGAGTTGGTCGGAATTATAATGTTACTTTGGTTAATCTGCGCTCCTATTCTATCTTGTGCCATTTCATACATTACCAAACGCTGGATTATAAAAAATGGAGCAAAGGAGACAAGCGATGAACAGTAAGGAATACAACAAAAAGATAGCTGATGCAAGGCGTAACGAGAGCCGTAAATTTGGTTTTCGTCAAAGCTCCTACATCAACTTCAAGGTGGAAGCAGGATATTTTTTCTGTCTGTATTTCCTGACCGAAGAAGCCCGGTTGACCGTCAAACCGATGTATGCCGATGAGTTGTGGTGGGATATTTGGAACGCAACCGAGAATAAGAATGAGCCTTTAAGCCTGCGTGGCACAGGTGCATATTCTTTGTCCGGACAAGTGTTGGCTTCCTACAAGATTGCAGAAACGACAGATGACAGTAAACTTGCAGATATGTTTGAAGCGGTATTTCATGCAGCAACAGCCGAAATATTAATATTTTTAACAACCAATCCCGATGCTGACAAGTTTTTCCCTGACGAGACCAAAATGGATCATGACCCCGACAGACTGCTTTACCTTATGGCACTTATCCATCATGGCAGAGAGGAAGAAGTTCTTGCAATAATAAAGGATGCCCGGCAAAACAAACACAGTTGTATGTTTCACAGCGGCATGTTCAGCGACAGTTACACCTATGTCCGCCGTTGGTGCAATCGAGGACAGGCAAGCGGAGGACGTATGCGACACGTCTTGAAATCCTATTTCGACACGATTGTAAAGTTGAGGGTTCTATCTTGTGCCATTTCATACATTGCCAAACGTCTGTTACGTAAAAACAACATAGGTGAACAATGAAAAAAGAGATATTGCAGCAATTAATCGCTTCAAATGAATATCTGTCCGAATTCAAGTTAAAGGGGCAAAGATTGATAAGGACAACTCCCGATGGTTTGGAGCAATGAAATTAGTGTTATGCTTATTGCTCTTTCATAGAATTATTATATCTTTGTCGCCGAAAGAGTTATTTGACAGCATAGCATCGCAAATCGCAGAAATTCGCACGATTGCTAACTCGTTACCACTACTTCTCAAATAATTCGCTAAAAGTTTATTCTTCAATCGGTTAAGTCAAACCAGTGAAAATCTAAAATATTTCGTGGTACCGTCCAAATCTATCTTCTCCATCATTTCGGGGATGATAGACATACCGGCAGAAACCATCGTGTAACGGGTGTAAAGAATCTGATGAACTATTTTCTCTACGGGAGTCATTTCAAAAGTCAACCGCTCAATAAAGGTAGAAGCATTGAAAGACTTTCCCGAACCACGCCCACCGGTAATAAGAATTATAAATTTTTCCTTATCCTCGTATAATGGATGGTAAATTTCTTGAGGTACTATCATTTCAGCTTGTCTTTAATCCAAGAATCAATGTTGATACCATGCTCTATGTCTGTTGGAATATCAGCGTCTTCATCTTGTTTGCGCTCAATCTTTCTCCAATCTTCATCATGGTGGTACAGCCAAACGGACATTGCTTGCAAATTAGGAGCCAACTCGCTTTCGCTTACTTGTAATTCATCTTCGCCCGTCAAATTCCCTTCTGAATCACGGAGCTTTCTTACCACGGTGCTTTTGGTTTTTATGCCACCGAGAGCCATTGCAAGGAATTTAGCCCTTACAGTGGCATTGATTGTCGCGCGCCCACGCGCTAAGACTTCGGATATTTCGGTGTACTCACTTTTCTTTTCGCAGAAAGTTTGTGGTAAAATCCCTATGGCATAGGCTATTTCCTTGTCAGTGAATCCCTTTTTGGCATACGATTCCACGAGAGAAAGAAAGTCCTCGCTTGTATAATCAAACTTTGGCTTTCTTCCTCCTTTACCTTTTCTATTTTGAGATTCACTATTGCTCATAATTTTAACCGTTATTGTTACCCATATAGACACGGTGAGAAATTGGCTTGTTTCCATAGACATCAACTCCTCTTTTTGAGAAATAGCTATCTATTTTCTCAGCATATCTTCCCATTATAGATTTCGTTCTATCCCTTATGTTTCTTTGTCTTGCAGAACCTAACCCGTATTGCCTTCCAGCGTTGTACATTATTCGTCTGGACTGCTGATATAACTGGCTATATGTTTTCTTTCTAACTCAGCTTTCCTCCCAATAATTAATCTATTCTTTCTACTTGTTCATCAAAAACTTCTCCCTTTATAAACTTCATATCCGGTTCATACCCGAACCTTTCGCAGAAAGCGGCTTTAGCTTCATAGGTATCGAAGGACAACATCACATAGGCATCCATGTTCTCAGCTTGCTTCTGTGCGTTTTCTTTCACCTGATGCTTGACCTCTTTCATGTGGGCTACCTTTTCAGCACGTTCCAACTGTTTGGCGGCTTTATCGGCTTCTTTCTGTTCTGTTACAGGCGACATCATGCTTTCCAGTTCGTCAGCAATGGAGCTTTCTTCTTCGGTCTGCAAAAGGAAATCAACCCCAATCATATTCAAGTCGGCATCTGTCAATCCTGCATCTTTCCAGTCAATATCAGGAACAATACGGGCAAGAGCGTCAAAATCCCAAGAACCTTGTGCATTAGGGTTGTTCATTAGAATATTCAACTCCTTTTCCTGCTGTTCGTCCACGTCAATGACATCGACACGAATGCGATAGTCGTTATCGGGAAACTTTTGTAATTCGTCCATGACAGACAAACGCTGGTGCCCACTGACGACTGTAAGCCCTGTACGCTTATTCACAACTATTCCACCTACCAATCCGAATTTCTTGATGCCACGCTTTAATGCTTTGCGTGATTCATCAGAAAGTTTTCTCGGATTGTAGTCTGCAAAACGAATGGCAGAACGGTTAAGTTCTACCGATTCACTCTTGATATATTTACTTAGTTCCATACATATTACTTTTGTTGATTATGATACTCCCAAAGTACTCTTTCAGCCATCGGGAAAGTTTTGTAAATTCTCTGTAAGTCCTGTGGATAGTTCTTCTCCATCCAAAGCATACAATCAAGATTGAAGCCTACTCCCGAACTGGCTTTCAATGAATACCGAACTGGTTCGGGTAAATTATGCTGCCTCATATAAGCAAGTATATCCTTTTGTGTCCAATCAGCTAAAGGATAAACCATACCGTTATTCTCGTAGCCGTTTACCTCATACCCTTTCAACATAAGTCTACGATTCATACCGTCAGCTTTTTTCATGCCCAAGAATGTATAATAAACTCCATGAGTAAGTTGCATAGCCTTTACCACATCTGCCAACTTCAATAGCTTTACTTTCGGATTTGGCACACAATACATACCGCCACGGAGAATATAAGTAAGATTCCAATGTGGTACTTGAACAAACTCTATTTTCGGATATTTGGCTTTAGTCCAGTTTATCCAACGGTTAATATGTTCCAAATTCTTGACAAAATACATGAACACGCAAACAATCCGGTCAAACTTCGGATAGACTAAATCAAGCAGAACAAGCGAATCTTTACCAAGTGATAAAAACAGTAAAGCCTCATTCGATTTTACCCGAATGAGGTCTATATATTGGCTCGCTTGTTCTACTTTGTTCATAGCTAGCCACCACTTAAACCAAATGAAGTACGAAGATCACTGTAACGCTGTCTGCGTGATCCTAACTGTGTGGCACTTGCTGTACCTCTACGATTGGCAACCAATCTACCACCTGCCCCTGCACCATTCATATTTCTGCGAGGCCCGGCTACTCTGTTAATTCTTCTTGCGACTCAGCTTTCTAATTTTAAAAGTTAAACAAATCAATCTATATGTTTCTCTAATATCTTGCCCAAAGTATAATCCATTTGTGCGGCAAGATATTCTTCGCCTTGATGTTCGTAAACAATATCATTACCGTTTTCATCTGTGAGAATTACTGCTTCTGCGTTCTTTACCTCTACAATGATATAAGGACGCTTGCCCGTATATGCACCTGTCAGAAACTTGATTGCATCGTACTTGATAGGCTTCAATTCTACCTCACCCTCTTCAGGCAGTTCTGCATCAACCGGATATTCTTTACCGCCACATAGGTAAGTGATATACTTCTTAGCGTTAGTTGGTCTGATTTCACGGTATTCGTGGGTTTTCTTGCCTGCCAAGATTTCATCGAAATACTTCTGTTTGATGCTTAATGTAAGAATGTTCATAATCGTGTCAAATTTAAATTAATACTCAATAGTTGCGGGGGGCTGAATCGAACAACCGACCTTCACCAAGTCAAAGTGAAAAGCTACCACTGCTACACCCCGCGATAGTACCCCAAAGGTACTACCACAACCAAAGATAACGAAATATCTTCAATCGTTATACACAACAATCAGGTTATTGTTGTGAACTAAGCCATTTGTCCCGTCTTTCTCTGCACTGCTCTAAGGTAGGTGCACAACAAGAAAACAACTCACCGCTTTCAGTACGGTAGTCATACTGATACATTCTCATTCTCTTTCTGCCTAACTTCGTTGTGTAGGTAGTGTAATTCTCTTTACCGGGCTGGCATACGCTGCAACCGTTTTCGTTTATTGAGTTCATAATCATTTATATTTAAAGTTTCGCTTTCAATCTTTCTTCACTCGTATAAGCCACTACAAGCCCAGTTTCATCATGCTGTATGGTGATGTACTTTTCACCCCTCTCTATAGTAGAGAAGTCGTACGGCGTACATAGCTTACCCAACACTTTGCCCAGTTGTTTCATCAGTGGGGCTTCAGGGCTGATAACTAAAACTAAATCTGCTTTCATAATCGTGTATATTGTGGTAGCCCGAAGGCTACCGGATTAAACTTAGAATTTCTCTATTTTAAGATTGTCGTTAATGACGAACATACGTCCACACTCTAAAATCACGTGGGTATCTGTAATTCGCTTGATTACTCTTACTACATCATCGTGCGATATGCGTGGCGTACCGTCTGCATGACAGCCATTAGACAAATCACCTGATACTCTATATCTCAAACCTACTGTAACTTCATTTACGTTCATAATCTTATATATTGCGCAGGGCTTTTACCCTGCTGGTTAAACTTATAATATCGTAATCTCTTTGTTGCCTATCTCTGTATCTACATTCAGAACCTCGTACTTTTGAGCCTTGTAGTTATAAACAACTTCACAGGTATTGAAGCCTCTGCCATCTTCTCTTTGGTCATAAACAGTATTTATATGCTGATACATTTTATTGCCTAACATGAAGTTTATCTTACCTGA